CGATTACTCGGTTGAATATCACCCGACCCCTAGCCACCCGGTTTATAGTCTCAGCGCGACTCACCAGAGCCACAAAGTGCGATACCACTTTGTTGCCTCCAGCCTTCCTTCCATGATAGTTGCGTACCATGAGAGGGCGTTATGTGAAAATGATCTGTGCGGCCGCAGGATCGCGGCGGTGGCCTTCGCAATTAACTGGCTCACCAATGGATTGGCCTCTCTTGTCGCTATGGTTATCTTTCCAAACAAATAGTCCAGCCGCTCACCACGGTCCCAACTTCTGTCGAACTTACGCATATCGTGCCATAGTTCAGGTTCGTTACTTCTGATCCAATCCCCCAAGCCACCCTTAGGTAGCAGCCTCTTCGCATCTTGCACGTCCTGTTGTTTGTTTGTCCACCTGCCAAACATCGGCGCTGCAATCTCCAACTCCATATTCCACTGCTCCAGCTGATTCTCCACACTGGTGTGTTCTTTTAGCAACGTGTTGTCCTCATTAGTCACCAGCTGTGTTACGGGCTGCGTAACCTTGGAAGTCGTGAACTTCGTCCTCCTCACGTAATCTTTCCATTGCTCCCGCAGTACTTTTGATATTTGTGGAACGTCATCCGCGCCCATTGTGCTCATCAGGTCTTGCTCTGCGTTTTCCTTTGCTAACTCACTGTCCACCTCGATTTCTAGCTCTTTGCCTCTCTCTTTCCACCATGTCGCCCGCCATTCCGTCATGTTTGTAAATTCTGGCCTCTCTGGTTTGAATTCGTCAAGGTGTGGCTTCATCACCAGGTCACCGCTCCACGGTTCTACCCCAAACCCACCCATTGTCTTTGGTATTTGTAGACTTTCTCGGGGTAGGTGGTGCAGATGACACCATCTGCTTGCCACTATTGAATAGAAATCCATCGCGTCAACCCCTCTACGGGTTATTGTCTTAGCCACGTCAAACAGAGCCCGCATCACCATGTCGTCGCTCCAGGGCTGATTACTCCAAGGTTTCCTCTGTGTTAATCCTGGTATCGCACGGGCTGGGTACCCGCTGCACTTGCCCTTGTACCACACCCTCAAAAACTCCATTGCGTGATACCTCACACTGAACTTACCCTCCCCCCCTTCCACTCCGAGGAAGCTGTACGCTCTATCCATCATAGCTGCCTTCTGCCAACTGTCTGAGAAAATCGCGCTGTCGTCACCTCTTATGTAGCTTTCGATGTCAGTGATGTCGAAGCCTAGTTTCACTAGCACTTCTTTAGCTAGCCAAGTCATCACAGTGTTCCACCCGTTTCCGAGTAGACTTGTCCACCTCAGTCCTGACATCACTCCACCTGTGACCTGGTATATCTCCTTTCGCTCATTTTCTCTCGCTATGAGCACGGCACCTCTGAATCCTTTGAGTATGTTATCACAGATTTTATTGAAGTTGCTGTACTCATCCGGAGGCACGTTCAATCTTGCGTGGTGTAGTAAGTGTTCCACAATGTCAAGCACTTGTTGTAGTGTTGGCTGATGGTCGAAGCCCTTGTAATCAAACGGTAGTCCAAACTTTTTAGCTGCGAGCTCCAGCATCCTCAGCATCCTTTTTGTTTGCTCTCCTATTGTCTCGTCGAG